TTTGCTGAAATAATTGCAAAGGGTGGTCGTAGATCAGATTGCATTGCTTATGCTGCAAAGAATTGGGGGGTTAGTGGCTCTGCCTGTGATCCCTACTTAGCGGATGCTAAAGACAAATTAAAAGCTGATTTTGATTTAGAAAGACCTCAAATGGTTGCAGAGCTTTTAAATCAATGTGCGACCTTACAAGTTGAAGCCAGAGAAAAAGGACATTTGCACATCGCTTTAGGTGCTATAAACACAGCCGCCCGATTAGCACAGATTGTGTCGTGAGTATTTTAGATACAGCAAAAGCTGGAAATGTTTTATATCAAATAGGTGCTTATGATTTACCGACAACAGCACAAGCTATAGATCGTATATCTCAAGATTTGTTGCCGCATCAATCAAAATTCTGTGATGATTTAGATCATAGAAAACTTGCTTTAGTTTGTGGTTTTGGTGCTGGCAAAACTCATGCTTTAATTTCAAAATCTTGCATATTAGCAGCTTTAAATGTTGGTCATGTTTCCGCA